ATTACCTATATACGGCATGATTACTGAAATCTTTTATATGCTTCTTCTATTTTACAGAGACTAATTTTTAAGAATTAGGTCCTGCAGTTGATGGCTGTGTAGGCCAAACAACATCATCAGGAGTCTTATCTTTATAAGTCTGAGGAATATCTCTTATGTTTTGTCTATATGCAGCCCACTGAGCCTGATCTACAGACGCACCAGTTATCATTGTCCAATCTGTGGATGTTAATATTCCATCTCTCTTTGCCCTAATATCATCCCAAGTTAATCCATCGGCTTCCTCGATTGTGTTTCCCTCTGCCACCCACTCTAAAATTGCTTGATAGTGTCTGTTACCTTCATCTATTGGAATTGATATATTTTCATTATCAATAACAGCATCTATTGATGAGTTTCCATATTTTGAATCTATTTTAAAATATTTTGCTTTTGTAATATTCATAATTTATAACTCCGAATCTAAAGCAAAGAAACTACCTGTTCCTCCATTATTCATATTATCCATAAAAATAGGATTACTCTGCGTTAATCCAGATGCAGTTGTCATAAATATAATAGCGTGAGTTGTACAAGCACTACTCATAGTAAGTGCTGATGCTGTTCTTGATTGATCTCCATTAGCTGCTTGAAAATTAGATGCTGTGCTCGAAGTAAATGATGGTGCTGTTCTCATTTCTTTTAAAAACATAAAAGGTGTTCTAACTTGTGTACCAACCCAAACTAGTCCAGCAGCAATACAAGCTTCATTTGCTGTATGAACATATTTTTGGAAATACCTCTGACATAAAGCAAGCTCAACATCAAATGACCTATGCTCAAAATCTGTTGCCACGCTGCCTACTTCTAATTGAAGTCCTGTATACTCAACTGTTGCATCATTCGTTGTGAACCATGTTGTAGCTAAATCTTTATATCTAGTTGCAGAAGAATAAGTCGCCCATTCTCCGTTTGTAAGACTGTTATCAGTGTAATTAGTTCCTAGATATGGTGCAAGGTACAAACCTAAACCATGACCATTATCATTATTAAAATCAATTCCAGAATCACCTTTTATCTGTACTTCTACTTTTGTCCAAGTATCTGCTGATAACGAGGGTGTTGAAAAAGGCATATTTTTTTCTGTTCCATCACTAGTTATTACATAAAAATTAAATACTTGTGCAACGCTACTTTTTATCCAAAAACTAAAAGTTAAAAAACTTGAAGATGATTTATAGTTCCAACCAGAATTTGCAATATCTTGTGCTTCTATCCAATAAATAATTTGTATTTGATCTGATACACCAGCACCACTTGTTTGGTTTCCATTAGTTACTTTTAATGCTTTTCTAAACCCTAAAGTATAAGGTGTTGTGCCACTTGCAACATCAGATTGTGAAAAAGTTGGTGCTTCATCAAGGTCTTGATAATATTGTTTAATTCTGTCTATTGTGTAATATCCATTATTAGTTGTAGATGACGTACCACGTTGAGCCACTTGCATAGCTCCGTTAATTATAAGATTTTTATTCGTACCAATCTTTTTGGTAGTTGCAGTATTTAGTCTTTCTAATCCAACTTGATTAAGAGCCATTTGTTATACCTCCTTAAGTCTGTTCTAGATAACTTACAGTTACATCTAAAGCACTTGCTGTACCAGCCCTTACTCTTAAGACATCATTAGCCTCCATAATTATTTTTGATCCACTTATAAGTTCCAAGGCACTTCCTGCTGGAACTGGAGCATTTCTTATAAGGTGAACATCATCACCACCAGTAACAAGAAAAACATCAACTTGAGCACTGGCTCCTGTTGTATTTGAAACGAGTATACTTAGAAGAACAATTGTTGCACTTCCTCCACATGTTACAACATTCGTATTAGTGCTACTAACGGCATCTGTTACGACGTTTGTTTTTGTGTCACTTTTGAAGGTATTTGCCATATCAGCCGAGAGCGAGAATTAACGCAATTTGATCAGAAAAATCAGTTGTAGTTGCAGATAATGTTCCTGTAATAGTTACATTGCCTGGAATTGTTACTGATCCATTAGAATCTATTGTAAGACGGCTAACTCCTCCAGTTACTAAAGATATATTATCTGCAGAAGGGCTAATCAAACCTGTGTTTGGATCTCCTTGAAATTTTAAACTGCAATTAGTAACAGATCCTGATGATAAAGAAGAGTTAGATCCATCCTGTCTTAATAATGAAAATCCTCCATTAGTAATTCCATCATGTATTACAACAGTTTTTAACGAGGTATCTACTGTAACTTCACCATCAGCACCTTTAAATCCTGAGTGCTCTGCTGTTGTTCCTCTTCTAAAT